AATGGAAATACTGTTGGATCAGTTACTACTGCTGTTGTGAAAGCACCAGCATTAGGAATATGAACAGTTTTACCAAATATAGCACCCTGTGCGGTATGATCAACTGATTGATTATAAAAATTGTTCTCTGGGTAAATGATTTCTTCAATCGTTTTTAACCAAAGTTCTTTATTGAGACTCATTTGTTTTATTTTATTTTTTTATATACTTAGAGTGTATATTTACTCTTTACTATTTATTATTTCTTCATTGGTGCCTTCAAAAATAGTTCATTATATCTAATAGGATCATTTTCTTTCATTCTATTTAATCCTGCCATATCTTTATCAGCCCATTGTAGAAAACTCCAATCACTTCTATCTTCATTTGATTTTGTAATGTTGTTTTCAATTATATCTTTAAGCATTACTTGATTAGACATTGAATCAATTAATTCTTTAACTGATTCCCAATCTTGTTTCGCTAATTTTAAATATTTTTCTTTCTGTTTTAAAGTTATTTTACCAACCTTTACAGCATCCTCAATATATTTAACTTTCTTTTGTTCTTCTATATTAATAAACTTTTCTTTATACTCATTGTTCTCTTTAATAAGTTCTCCCATTTTTAATAATATAGTATTCTCATTTATTACCATTTCATTACCTATTGATAAATTCATAACCTTTAATGCTCTATCTATCAATGATGTATAATGTGTTTCATAATCTATTGAAGGTAATTCTGGTTCTAAATCTTTTGTTTTTAATGAATTATAAAGGTAATCTACCTTTTCTTTTGTAAGTTCTTCATCATTAACATATAATTTAAGTGCGTTCTTATCTGCTGGTAAAGGAGTAATACTACACTCTAATAATTCTGATTTATTTATTATTAAGCAATCACATTCTTCATCTATTGCATATTCATTAACTTTAAGTCCAACAGAACATCCATTAATAAATCCACCATCAACTTTTGATTTAATTTTCATTGTTTCATCATCTACTTCATCCCATATAAGTGTTGCTTCCATTGTTTTACCATCATTAGATAAATTTTTCCATTTACCTATTACAAAATCACTATTATGATTAAATAGAGCAACTGGATTTCTTAAAAATTGATTAGTATCAATACCATTTAATACAATTTTACAACCATTATAATTTTTAGAGGTTTCCTCACTTGTCAATGTAAACCTATAAGATTCTTTTTCAGTTTCTGGTTCATTAACCTTTAACTCGTCTATTGGATTTAATTCTTCCATTTTATAAATTATTTTTTGATATATTTCTATATATTATTATTATATTTGTTCCTATACTGGACCTACTGGATAAACTGGTAAAGCATATACACTAACAGGAACACCACTAGATTCAATACCATCTAATACTTGGGTAACATAATAAGTAACATCAGGATGTAATGAATATGTTAGTCCCTGTTCTATATTATTATAATACCACCTAACATCTGGAGGTATAACTTCACCCAAATAACCATAAGTTGTTGAACCGGTAGCACTTAAATTAGCAACTGTTAAATTACCAACACTAAAATCGAACATTTGTGGTGAATAAGTAATAGGTGGTTCTGGTAATCTTATAATTGTTTCTGTTCTAGTATCTGTTATAACTGAAACTGTTAAACCTGTAATAGTTGTAACACTTGGTTGATTATAAATACTATTAACTCTCGTTCTAAACGATACTTGATATACATCTAAATCATCATAGTTATTTGAAATATCAATCATTTTAGTAATATGAAGTGTTCCAACTAAATATTCTGGATAATGATATGTTAAACCATCACCTACAATTCTATCATTATGAGGGAAGTATAATTCATCAAGAATTGCTTTATCTTGGTCTTCCATAGATCTCATATGTAATGTTCCTACCTGATCAGCCAAGTAATATAAATCAAGAGCACCATCTTGATAAGCATCACCTAATTCTGAACCTTTATATCTCTCTGTTGCTATAAATACATTAATATCATATATACCACATATTTGATGATTAGGTAATTCTTCAAAATCTCTACCTTGTAATATTTGTATATAGGCTGCTGGTAAAAGAGTTTCCCTTGTCCTACTATAATCATTAGGTTGATTTTTCCAACGATCTATTAAATTAAAACCTCCTAAGTATTTAAGGTTGAATTGCATAAACATATATATGTATCTTAGCATATCTTATTTTGTTTTTTCTTTTATAATTTTTAATAATAAATCTTCTAATCTTAATTCTAATTCATTACTATTACTTAAAAATGTTCTTTTAGGTATCTCTATATATCCATCTCTTCTAAGTGCCAATGCTAACCATTTCCATTTTTCTTGTTCTGTTGAATAAAATTTAGCCCAAGCAAATGATTGCATTTTACCATTAGTATCTTCTATTATACCACCTTCATTATGTATTTCACTATAAGGTGTATCACTTATTATTCTACAACTATCTTTATCCCAACTATCTAACCTAACTGATCTTCTTAATGTTCCAGATTCTACTAATGTATTTGTATTACTTGAACTAGGCCATCTAACACCATCCCAACTCTTTGTTTGAAATGCTTCGTGAGAATATTCTACAATTGTATTCCCTATCATAGGCATTACAACTTCCATTTCCTTACTTAATTGTTTTAGGTAAGATTGAAATTTACTAGCATCAAATTTTATCTCTATATCACTCATTTATTTAAAATTTTCTTAATTTTTAACATTCTAATCTTTCTTCTTTTCGATATATATTCTGGTATTTCCTTATAATACACACCATTAATTATTTTAATCATATTTTAAATATTTTTCCTGAACTCCTTGGTTCTAAACTATTATTCTCCTTAACATCAGGAACACTTGTTTGTATTCCATTATAAGTTAATTCAGTATAACATCTACAATTAAAATGTATCGAACCAGGTGTGTTTTTATCCCAAAAATTATGATCAGGTGGAAGTGTTACACCATCTAATTTTTGACAGGTATCACAGCAATCTGGATCAGCCTTCCATACAACCATTACTTCTGGACTAACTCTCATTACTCTCATATATCTATCAAATATTTGATCAGTTACTTGTCTTGCTTCTATAATATTCTTTTCTACTCTTAACCATTGATCATTATACCTTGATTGAATACCTTGTAAGACATTCTCTGTATCTGTTATTAGAACTGCTTTATCTATATTTTTAATTTCATTTACTATGTTATCAGTCTTCAAGTTAGAAAATGATTCAAGGTTTTTTTTATAAGATGCCTTAGAATTCTTTTTTAATTTACTAAGAAATATACTCTTATATTTATTATTCAATTCATTCTTAGCACTATTAATAGATTCATTATCTGAAACGTGTCCAGATTCTACTGCTATCTTTTTAGCCAATTTAATTGTTATATTTTTAAGTTCCTTATTCATTATACCTTTACTATTGTCATATTACAGTGTGTAATTATTAATGTTCCTGTACCTGCTTCTGATTCAAATCCTAAACTAACTAATTTATTAGCAGTTAAATTATATATACCTGTGCCACTTATGTGATATTCTACATTATTCTCTTTTAAATTTACAGCATTAGAACTATTCATTTGTTCTACACCATCTATTACTACAAATCCTTCTATTGTAAAATTAGTAGCACTTTTTATAGAGGCTGCCCAATTTACAACATATGTTCCAGCATTTAAACATTTTAACTCTTTTGAATTTTGAAATGTAAATCCACTACAAATACCTGCTGTTAAACCGGATGGTATTGGAACTAATAATTCTGATTGTGTTATACCTATACTTATATTTGAATCATCACCCCACATAGAACCATAATAAGGTGTTGCTAGGGTTTCTAAATAGGTAAAATTAGTATCCATTTCATTATATGTTAATGTTGAACCCTTTATATTTCTTAATGTTAAACTCATTTTTATTTATATTTTTATATTACATATCCGGTGGCCACATAACCACCATTTACATATCCATTTTCTTCCATATAGATTACATAGTATTCTTCGTCTAAATCATCCCATATTGTTTTTGCTACTAACATATTAATTATTTATTTTTATCCTAATACTTCTGTGTCAAATAGTAATAAGTCGTTTGTTAAACTTAATTTATTTATTAATGTAGCATATTCACCAACACTTTCATTTTGTATTTGAATAAATTGATTTATAAAGGTATATAATGATATATAATTATCAATATAATGAACTGCATCTTCTTCATATTTCTCTAATAATCCATATTCTAAACTATATGCCTTATCAAGTAAATCTGCTATATTAAAAAAACCTTCTATTGATATAACTGGTGATAATGTTGGCATTATATTCCAATCAGCCATAAAATCTTCTATTCTCTTTGCGTGTCCTAACTCTTGATTAGACTCTTCAAGAAAATATTTATAACCATTATCAAAACCATTTACTTTACACCAATTACTTGCTGATCTATAAAAGTAAAATGCTGTATATTCATCATTTAACCTACTATTAAGGCGTATAACGCACTCATTTTCTAATGTCTTTAATTTCATATCTTATTTATTATTTTCTACCAATTCTCTTCTTAAATGAATTAGTTAATATATTATTTTTTACATCCTCATTAGGAACTGGTTCTTGAATAGGTTCAGGTGCTTCTTTAACACCATCTATTGGAATACCATATTTATCAATAAAATAAGATGCTGGTATGTCAAAATAATTTAATAATTGACTATCAATACTAAATTGTGATGTTAAATCTAACTTCTGATTTTTATCAAATTTAAAATAAGCATTATCTGGTATACTTAC